AGGATAAAGGTATATTACAATGGGTTTAAATTTAAATACACCAGTTGAAACATATTATTTAAATAATATTCCTATTGATGTTAAAAGAGATGATTTACATAATGGTGATTTAGATTTACCACCTTGGGCTAAGATTGAAGGTGTTAGACAATTATTAACAAGTGAACTTATAGATAAGAAAAAACCAGTTGTGCATTTAGCGGTAAGAGGTTCTTATACGGGTTGGGTACTTGGACATTATGGAAAAGAATATGGTTTGGATATTAGAATTGCATATGGAGATTCAAAAAATTATCCACGAGAGATGTTAGATAAGGTAGAATCATATGGAGTAACTCTTGTACCATTGAGACCTAATATGATGAAAATACTTTACAATTCAATGAGTTCAATGGCAGAAGAAAAGGGGTGGCAAAAATTACCATACGCATTTGACCATCCAATTTATCATCAGTATTGGTATGATAAAACAAAACAATTTTTCGATGATAGTGATTATGATAATTTAGTTATTCTTGGTGGTAGTGGTGTTACTGGTATAGGAATGATAAATAGTTTTCTTGATATAGAAAATTTTATTATGAATAAAAAAGTTTATGTAATATCAACATCAACTATATCATCAGTAAAGAATAAATTAAAAGAATGGAAATCTTATTTCCCAAGTAATGTAATCATAAAAGATACACCATATGATTTTTATGATGAGATGAAAGATTATGAAACACCATTCCCGTGTAATGTCAATTGGGATAAGAAAGCATGGTGGTGGTTAGAACAAAATATAAATAAAATCGATGGTTCAACTTTATTTTGGAACATCGGAGCATAGGAGAGATAATGTTAAAAGCAGAACAAATAGAACAAAATTGGAATAAGTTAATTCAACTTATAGAAGATAATTTTGAAGGTGAACGAAAAGAAAATCTTTTAAAGATGTATAATCATTTAAAAGATAGAATGATGTTCGCACCAGCAAGTAGTAAAGAACATTTTCATAATGCATTTCCAGGTGGATATGTTGAGCATGTTTTAAATATTACTAATGCTGTAAAAAAAGTATATGAAACTTGGAAAGATTGTGGTGCAAATATAAACTTCACAGAAGAAGAAATGATATTTGCAACATTACATCACGATTTAGGTAAGGTTGGTGATGATGAAAAAGATTATTATATTCCAAATGAATCAGAATGGCATAGAAAAAATCAAGGAAAGATTTATACACCTAACCCTGAATTACAATATATGAATGTAACAGATAGGTCGTTTTGGTTGTTACAAAAATTTGATGTTAAATTAAATCCAACAGAATATCTTGGATTAAAATTAGCAGATGGTTTGTATGAAGAGGGTAATAAATCATATTTTATTTCTTATACTCCAGATTTTGAATTACAATCAAATCTTCCACATATTATACATCAGGCAGATATGATTGCTTCAAAAACTGAAAGAGATAATTGGAAGTATGGTAATAAAGAAGTAGTTAATACAAAAGTTCCAAAAGACAAACAAGAACAAAAACAAGTAGACAATCTCAAAGAAAAATTTGATGAATTGTTTGCGTAGGAGATAAAATGAAAAAATTATTAAATACAATAAATAAATGGTTAATTGATATAACATTTTTATTGACAAATGTATTAGCATTTGCTATAATATGTGGATTACTTTTTAATGACCCATTTGGTATTATAGATGTCATAAGTAATTTAATTAGTGATGTGGGTGAAAGAGGATTAGCTGGTTTTATTTCACTAGCAATAATAATTTTAATGTATAGGAGGAAATAATATGTGGTGGTTATTTTTTATATTATTTTTCTTGATTAGTGTAGTTACATCTACATTATTATTCTTTTCATTAAGAAGAATAAATCAATACGAAAGTTTAATCGTTCAGTTTCAAGAAATAGTTTTATTTGCAACTGAAAAAATGAAACAAGTAGATACAAGAGGACATTATGAGTCGGATGATGAAACGGGTTTCTTTTTTGAACAACTTAAAGAACTTCAGTTATTATTAGATGGTATATTTGAAAATGAAATTATTAGTAAGGAGAAAAAAGATGGCAACAAAAAAAGTAGTTAAACCAAAAAAGAAAAAAAGAGAACCTTACTTTGGGTTGAGTGTTCAAGATGCAATTGTAAGATATAATGCATTAGATTCAGAAACACAATCAGCTCAAAGAAATAAAATATATGGAGAAGAAATACATAAAGCATTTGATAAGTTATCTGAAAATATAATTAACACATTTAAGTTTTCATATTTTGATGACCCATTTGTGGATGTGAAACACGAAGTAGTTGCTTTTATGGTAATGAACCTTCATAAATACGACCATACAAAAGGTTCAAAAGCTTTCAGTTATTTCTCTGTTGTTGCTAAAAATTATTTGATATTACATAATAATAATAATTATAAAAAATATAAAACACATTCTGAAATAGGTTCACTTATTAAACAACCAAGACAATTAATGTTTGACCACCCCTCAGAAGAGTTCTTTAGTGATTTATCTAAACAATTAATTAGATATTTTGAAAAGAAAATTCCTACAATGTTTAAGAAAAAAAGAGATATAGATGTTGCGTATGCCATTTTAGAGTTATTAAAAAGACAAGAAGAAATAGAAAACTTTAATAAAAAAGCTCTTTATATCTTAATAAGAGAGATGACAAATGTTAAAACTAATGAAATTACAAAAGTAGTAAATGTATTAAAAAAACATTATAAGATAGTTTTATATGAATATAACAATGGTGCACCTAAAAAGAAAACTAAATTATTTTTTTAATATAAATTAATAAATATAATAAATATAAAACCTTCATAATCATTTATGGGGGTTTTTTTATTATATTAATATTTATATATGAATAGTTACATTCTATAATTAGGAGAATTATATGTCAGACAAAAATGAAATATTTAAAGGTAAAACCTTTCAAGATTTAACAAGGGATATTTATGAGAATACTACAAATAAGAAAAAACAGATAGATTTATTGATATCTGAAATACACGGTTTCATTCAAACCATAGATGATGTAGTTATGGTTGCACCAATCATAAAAGAGTATATGGAAGTGTCAGTTAAGAATGACGAACATCTTGTTAAGTTAGCAGGTGTATTACAAAGAATTATAAGTAAATCAAGTAATGGAGATGAGGAAAGTATGTTATTATCCGAAACAGAAAAAGATGAATTGATGGCTACCCTTCAAGATACAGTAGAAGATTTACAAAATGAGAGCGATAGGTTAACACAGATAAAAGATAAAACAATTAATTTAGGAGATTAATTATGGGTTCAACCTTTACTACTATCGAAGTTCCAGGTTGGGGGGGTCTCAATGATAAAGAAGCTTATATTCAATTTGTCCCGGGACAAGTTGTTGAAGTAGTTACAAGTATAGCATCAAAAACATATACAGGAGATACAGCAGTATTAAATAGTATAATTGCTATGCCACATATAAGTAATAAACCACTAAAAGAAACATTATTGGGTGAACAATATAGATATAAACCATTATTTAGAGGTTTAGTGGATGTGCCAGTAAAGGGTGACCCAGTTTTATTGTGTACAATAGGTGGTGTTAATTATTATTTAGGACCACTTAATACACAAGGCCAACCAAATTTTAATTTGGACCATTTAAAAAAAGTTGATGCATCAGTAACATCGGGTGGTACACATCCAAAATCTCGTGCAGGAGTATCATTAAATTTTCCATTTATGAAACAACGAAGACTTCAGAAATATTATAATACTAAATTGGATTATCCATATGAAGGAGAAACTCCTGCAGGACAATTAGATATTCAAGGTGATTTAGTACTTGAAGGTAGACATGGAAATAGTATAAGAATAGGTAGTCGTTATGTTAATCCTTATATAATAATTTCTAATGCAAGACCAACACTTGCAGCAGTAGAGAATTCTAATGATGGTTCTGTATTTGGAATGTTTCATCGAGGTACTTTATCTCAACATTTTGCAAATGATGGTGAAGTTAATCCAGATACTGATGAGATTGAAAGGAGTCAATTTACTTTAGCAGATGCTAAAATAGAAGACCCACTTCGTACTATTCAAGGTACATTTAGTACTGGTATAGGAAGGGGAATATTAGATGCTGAAGAATCATATGAAGCTTCAGAAGATATTTATGAATATAAAGATAATCAAATTTTTTTATCATCAGATAGAATAGTTTTTAATGCTCGTAAAGATAGTATTTTTATGTCAGCTTTTCAATATTTACATTTTGGTGCAGGAAATACAATAACCTTTTCTACAAGTAATAACTTTCATATATCTGCTGAAACAAGAACAGTTATAGATTCACCTATTATAAAATTGGGTACTGATATTGATGAAGATACTGAACCATTAGTATTAGGAGACCAGTTAGTAGATTTTTTAAAGAAATTAATGTTAGCAATTAAAAAAATAAATACTAATATTACAGCACAAGTTTTTATGACTGGTGCAGGTCCAACATTTCCTGGTCCAACAAATTCAACAGCTTTTGAAGAGGTCAATACTATTGATATTCAAGATTTAGAAGATAAAATAGAAGAAATATTAAGTATTACAAATAGGACAACTTAAAATGATTAAACTAATGGATATATTATTAGAAGGAAATGCAAAAAGTGAAAGAATGCATTTAAAAAATGAGTTTAATAAACCTTATTCTACTTTTGGAAGAAAAATTCAACAGGCAGTTTCAAAGAAACAAGATAGAAAACTTCTTAAACTTTTTCAAGATAAAATTGAAGATTGGGAAGGTACTGGAATAGTTGATGATGATAAACTTTGGCCTAATATTGACAATTATAAAGGTCCTGAATTTAAGTTAGCTTTTAAATTATCAATTGAACAAGCTATAGATAATTTTGAACAACTTGTGAAAATGTTAGGTAAAGAAACAGATTTAATATTAAAGAATAAAGATATTTTATATTCAAATAATCCTTCAAGACAAGAAATTTTAGATTATAGAGAAAAGGAAGAAGAGAGAAAGGTATTTTTTTGGTTTACTGAAGATGAATATCCTAAGTTTAATGTATATACAGGGAAGAAAAAAATACATAAAAATTGGAAAAAATCTATGACTGTAAAATCCTGGTCAGAATGGGTTGATGAATTTTTTGATTATATGAGTAATTACGAATGATTAAATTAAAAGACTTATTATTTGAAGGAAAATATAAAATTGCTGGAAAGTTAGGTATAAAATTAATGATGATGTTACAGAAATGGGTTGAGTATGATATAAAATATACTAATCCAGGTGTGGATATTACTGATGATGAAGTCACTTCATATAATAATTGGTTAAAGAGATATAACTATAATGATGTTAAAAAGTTTGAAAAGAAATTTATGAAAGAAATCTATAAACATTTAAAAAAAGAAGGTATAAAACCAAATAATCCTTTTGTAAAACTACATTCTAAAATGTTACATTCTAAAGTATTTAGTAAAGGTGGAATTATTGATAAACAATTAAATCATAAAAATGCTGGTAGTGCTTGGGAAGATGTTAGATGGAGTAATGTAAAAATTATACAAGATAAAATGAATGCAGAAGTTAAAGAATTTTATGATACTATTATAGTGATGGGAAAAGTATGATTAAACTAATGGATATATTAAACGAAGCGAAGGTTCATAGACTTCAAGTATTTACTCCTGGAACTGGTGGTAAATCACACGGAAATTTTAAATTCAATCCAAGTAAAATACCAGTTGGAGATAAAGGTGGTAAATTAAAAATTAAGTTTACGATGTCTTGTATCAATAAACCTGGTGGTGCATTTTGGACATCCGGATATAGAAAGAGTACTCAAGCTACAGATTGGAGTGAATTAAAAAGAATGAAGTATCCAGATTGGAGAACTGGTATGGGTGCTGTATTTGAAGTAGTAGGTTCACCAAAAATTGCAGTAGTTAATAATAATAAAGACTATGATAAGTTATTACAGAAATATGCAATGGGACACCTCGAAGATATATGTGGTGTGGCAGGAAAATATGTATTGAATTGGGGTAAGGTAGCAAAAGATTATGATGGATTTAGAATAACATTTAAAGGTTCTCGTGATTTTATACCAGGAGTTCACGATTGGGAAACAGAATCAACAGCCTGGTTTAATATGAGTAAGTTAAAATTTTTAGGAACAACAAAGGTATGATAAAACAAATAAAATATTATTTTATACCATTAGAATCTAATTTATTCGATACACCAGAATTTATTAATAGTATAAATTTTGAATCAATAGGAAATCATTCACTCTATGGTTCTATAGGTATAAAACCTAAAATATCTCATAATGATTTTGAAGAATTTGAATTAGAAGATACCTTACAAGCAATTGCATCATTTGCAGATGGTTCAGAATTTGCTGCTAAATTTTATATTGTAGATATTAATACAAATGTTTGGTTAAATAGATATATTGGAGAATTTCCAAAAATTGATATAGATGGAACATTAAAAGATGAAACTGTAGGTGGTAATGTAACATTATTTGAATCACAGGTAGATTATAAAGTAATGAAATTACCAGATGATACTTTAGGAGTATGTGGTATTACTACTGATACTGGTAAGGATTTTATTGATACATCATTTTTTGACAGTGCTCTAAGAAAACTTTATATAATGGGCGATATGACTTATGGTGAAAATATTGATGTGTGTACTGTAAATGATTTGGATGTACTTGAAGAACTTATTGAAAGTCCTGATGATACTTTGGTAACCGCGGTTTCTGGTTTTAATATAGATAATATATTTAAAGATGTAAATACTATTGAAGATGCTAGGAAAAAGGGATTTTCTCCTA